GAATTCCATTTGAAGGGAACGGAGCTTTATTTGCAAGGGCTGGACTTGTGCCAGTGCCATTACCAGGCAGAACTAAAAGCTGACCAGACAATTGTCCATCAGAAGTGGAAGCATTCGGAATAATGCTTACTGAGTACCATTGATATTGGTTTGCTGCAATTACTACGGGAGTGAAATTTACACCAAGGGGCGTAATTCCATCAGAAGCATAGATATTACCAGTTGCAAAATCAATTTGTGCGCCGGCAAATGACAGTAAAAGACTTGAGATTTTTTGGGTTCTAGTAGAACCATTCAACATCGTAACGGCGGACCCAGTTACAATAATTCGAGTAGAAATAGGATTGGCGGGTTCCAATTCCATTTGGCCAAAGAATTTATCTATTTCTTTGTCCATAGAAGCAATTGCAGAAAGAACAGGAGTATTATCTAAAGGAATTGTTCTAAGAGGAGCGCCTAAGATGCTATTCCATCCTGGATCTGATTGAGCTTCACTCGCAATACCTAAGAGTGTCCTATTTTGGATGGACATCCCGGCATCATTTTCTTTTGACTCTCCGTCTACTAATCTGAAAGAGTGAGAACCAACGATTACTTCACTTGCGCCGGCAACAGTCGGTACTTGTAAAGTGTAAATTTCTGTGTTTGCTATCGCATATGCAACTGTTCCATTTCCTACTACTTCATCTACCGTAGAACCTAAAACCGTGTTCCATAATAGAACAGGCGCAGAAGGAGTTGAAATATCAACTGCGGCAGCTGTATTGCCAGAGAAATTTGCGATGTAGGCTACGGTTCCAGTGATGGAAATTCTAGTTGCAGAAAATCCTAAAGCAAGAGTCCCAATTTGAACTGGTAAATATGGACTTGAAATATTCAAGACAACTAAATTACTGCCATCCAAAACATAGAGATATGTTCCGTCAGTACTTAAACCTTGTGGTGCAGTTAAGCCAGTCGTGTATGCCGTATGATTGACTGGAATATTGGTAGTTACATCCAAAATATTTATGCCGTTTGTACCACTCGCCAAATATGCCGTATTTGCAACAACAACAATTTGTCCCGAGAAACTACTGCCAAACAATCCGTTGGCTCCGGCAAGTGTCATAGAAGAAGGAGTGGCGACATTAACAATGAACATTTCTCCGCTTGTTGCGAAGATGAACAATCTAGTTCCAACCAACCACATGTTTGCTGGGTTGTTTCCGAATCCTAAATTTATGTTTCCTAATATTACAGGTACGGTAGGAACAGATATGTCGATAGCTTCAATGTATGATCCGCTAACTGCAACAAATGCGGTACTTCCAGATACTAAAAGAGGTCCTTCAACAGCAAATGAAGTGCTTGAAAGTAGGGTTGGAGTGTATGTTGACACATCGTAAATTTTAAAAGTATCGTCAGATCCGTTGGATACATAAAGAGTAGTGCCAACTAAAAATTCTCTTGAAGAACCAGTAACAACTAAATCTCCAAGGATTGATCCGCCAGGACTTCCAGCTGAACCGAATTTTCTTGCGATAATGACAGTATTATTATCGGCAACTAAAGAACTTATGAGACCTGTTTGAACAGTCAAGTTGGCAGGTGCGCCAGCAGTTCTGTTGATTTCTACCCAAGCAACGTCATCATTGGCAGCCAAATTAATGGTCTGCGCAAGAATTGTATTTCTTGCATCGGCGAGTCCGGGAACTTGAATGTATGCGTTCGCAGCCAAAACAAGGTTCGGGTCATTCCAACTAATCGGATTACCTAAAACAAATTTTAAGCTTCTGTCTTGATTTGAGATGTTGTTGGCAGATCCGGCAAAAGCATCCAGTTGACCAATAGCATCTGTGAGATCGATACCTTGAGTGACATAATTTGTGGAGCGATATTGTGGCTGAGTGTCACCGGCATATGTGGCGCCGATGTATTGAAGAACAGCTTCCATTTGGCTGCTGTCATCAGAGATAACTTCCCCTTGGGAAATTTCGCCAATACCACGAAGATAAATTGTCGCAGTTCCATTTACTGTGCCGCCGCCAGAAGTTGCATCATTCCCAGGATCTTCAACTGTAAAACTAGAAGCTGTAGGAGTACTTAAAACTTCATAGAAACCATTGAATGTAGTGTCGGTAACTCCGGCTACCTGCACACCTTGGCCGGCATTAATTCCATGAGGAAGAGTCGTAAGAAATGTGGTTACTCCAGAAACTCTAACGGCGCCGGTAGGTGCAGAAGCAATAGATGCAGTGATAGATCCATTATCGTCTCGTTTCGCGATCCAATAAACATTTCCATTCGTAGGAACATTGGCGGGATCAGCAACTTGTATGGTATAAGCACCAGTTGCACTTAAGGCAATACCTGTTTCGCTTCCACCAATTGGAACAAGATTTGGAACATTGATAGTTGTAATTTGACTTAAAGTAACTGCTGCGGTAAGAGCGATAAGTCTGCCATTGACGATTCCACCCAAAGTATTTGTGATACTCGCTTGAGCAATGATCGTACCTTGGAATGTTCCGGCAAAACCTGAGTTAATTGTTGCAGAACTTCCTACTGCCCAATAGACGTTTGAAGCTAATGCTCCGCCCGTGAGATTGATCGTAGGAATGCCGCCGGCACCAGTCGTTAAGGTAGAAGAACAAATAAATACGAAAATGTCAGTAGCGGAACCATTTAATGTAAGTGTAGCAGGTCCAGAAGTAGCTAAATTGAAAGTGCCAGATGATTCTCTATAAACGCCGGCAGTTAATGTTTGACCATCAAGAACAGGAGAAATGGCTGTCGAAGTTCTGGTCGATAAATCTGTGTAGGCGACAAGAGCGCCGTTTTGAGCAGTATGTGCTGCGGCATTTGCCAGGTCTGTTGATCCCGTGATCGTGAAAGCGCCTGTAACGGCACCGTTAGGATATTCTCCTAAGCTACCATTGACAGTACTTGTTCCAACGCTATTGGTGATCGCAGATGCGGCCAAAATACCGTAGTTTGAGGCTGTTCCAAGATTTGGACTTCCGGGAGGAGGACTTGCGCCGGCTGTTCCGTATGGAGTTGTAAGAATGATTGTATTTCCAGAAACACTTGAAACTTCGGCGTAATCCGCGATACTATCAGAAAAGAAAACGATGTAGTCGCCAGGAAAAATCCCAGCAATGAGAGAAGTGGCCGTAACCGTTGTCGAGCCAGTCGTAAAGGTAAATGTGTTAGTAGGTTGAAAATTATTGTCTCGGCCTAAAACGATATATGCAACTTGTTTGTCGGCCAAAGTAACTGAACCGGGCGGAACAACATAACGGAGATTTCCGATGATAGAGTCGAGATTGAGTTGGCCAGTCCAAGTCAACATTCCGGGTGTGACCGCGCTGTGGATAAATTTGCCGCGCATTGTCAATAAACTGCCGGACGAAGAGTCGAAGAACAAATCGGTTAAATTTAAACTTGCTACAGAAGAAGACCCGTTCGTGTACCAAAAAGCTGAACCCTTCATCTCCTTGATAACGGACATGATGGCGTCTTTCCAGTCCTTTTCGGTGCCGAGCATCTTGTCGCCGCCGTGGAATGGATTTATCGCATTACTGGACGAAATGAATGGACTTTCAGTTCGTCCTTCAGATTGGGCGGTCCAGGGGTAAGAATAGAAGGGATTCGGGGTTGTTCTCCCGGCGGTTCCCAGACGATTCATTAATGGGCGTTGATCTTCGATATCGATGACGTTATTGCCGGCATCGGTCGTTATGATGCAGACTGGAAGGACGTTAGGAGCCCAAGTGCCCGTGCTGATAAAGATGTTGTAAATCAGAATATTGGCGCGGGGAATGACTTTTGTGGTTTCGTCATTAATGGTCGGGTCCCAGATGTAAACCTGAGATGCGGTACTATCGTCAATAAATCGAATGTATTCGATCCCAACGTAATTGAGTGAGCTTGGAGAGAATGCGCCCTGTACAATCGAATTGGTAGCGGAATTTAGGACTTGGGGCGGAGTTCCGGGCGGAACGACTAAGAAGGTTCCGGACTGTTTTGACTTGGGGTGAAGAATGGCAGCTTGATCCACGTTCATCTGGGCGCCGCTCGCGGCTCCGCCGATGAGGCCTGACATTACGATATCAAAACCCCTGTAGATATAGCCGTCGCCGGCACCTAGATAGAGTGTCTGTAATAATTCGTCAAAGTCATTAGAAGCAGCAGACTCAATAGATCTCAGGTCAGGCACATCGACGCGCTGTTGTGAGACCCAATTAACTCTTCGTTTTACAGCCATTTATTTACCCTTAGCATTAGACAGTTACCCCTATAAGATTGGCGTGTTGCTTTCCTCTCTAATATCAGATAAACTGCAATTGGGAAGCAGATGAATCTTCAAAGAGATACTTTTAAGGAGACCTGAGTGGGAAAGACCAAACGTGGCGACCGGGAATACTCTAGAGAACAAGAATTACTATATAAAAACAAGCAGTTACAGAGGGAGAATGCGAAACTGCGAAAGATGAACGCTAGAGCCAACCTAGACAAGTTTTCTAGCGCCGCAGACCTAATTGAACAGAATTATCAAGGGGTTGACGCTCCAGAAGGCATTCGCATCGTCGAAAAGCTCAAAAAAGAGTGGGCCTGTAAAGAACCTGGGTGCGACGGATACCTCGAAATTTTCACCTTCAATAAAATCGACGTGACGTATTATTTCAGAAAATGTTCTAACTCTGAGTGTCAAAATAGGACCAAAACACAGCTTTACACCCCGGAAGTCACGGGAATAGTAAAGAAAACAATAGGTTAGGTCAATACTGTAATTACAGTATGATTTTGACTTCCTACCGTAATCACAGTATAATGAAGAATGGAGGTTTTATGAACTATTCTGCAATTATTTTATTGGCTGCGAAAAAAGTTGGAGTTTCCGGCGCCATTCTTTTGGCTATCTGTACTCACGAGACCGGGCTTCAAAATACGATCTGGGAAAATGACGGTGGAACCCCCAGTTATGGGATTTGTATGGTAAAATTGGGAACAGCCCAACAACTTGGCTTTGATGGTACGTCGGCAGACCTTATGGAGCCAAAAGAGAACGCAAAGTGGGCGGCCACATATTTAAAGTATCAGTATAAACGATACCTGGGTGACTCTTGCAAAGCAATTGCCGCCTATAATGCCGGCTCCTTCATGGAGAGTGAGTATCATCCGGGGATGCCCAAGAATATAAAATATATCCGATGCGTGATGAAAAAGCTTCCCAAAAGCATTGGAGATAACCTAAACTGTTTTGAAACGAAGTATGCGAGAAAAAAATGAGTTTGAAAAGGGCCAAAGAACAACTGAAACATGAAACCAATCCAACTGTAATAAACAGGTTGGAACGTGGGCAGTTGCGCTGTTCCCTTTGCCCTCCCAATAAAGGGGAGAATCGAAAATGCTACAAAAAACATGGGGTAAAGAAACCCAAGAAAAAGGATCATAGAAAATGAACGTACTTTCAGTAGACCTTGAGATGAACCAGCCGTCGGGCAAAATTATCCAAATTGGCGCCTGCGCCGGCAAGATCCGTACTGGGGAAGTCATTGAGACTTTTTCTCGGATGGTAAAAATCGATGAGCCTATTACAGAATTCATCACTCAGCTGACCGGGATCACTCAGGAAATGAACGATGCTGGTGTTTCCTTGGTCGAAGCCTACGAAGATCTAAGGAAATTTCGTCGTCACCACAAGTGCCACAAACAGACTATTGCTTGGGGTCAAGGTGATATGAGGGTCTTAAAAGAACAGGTTAAGGCCATGTTGCCGCCTGGACCAGATACTTGGTGGGATTTTGGGATTCGTTTCTTTGACGCAAAAACAATTTTTCAAACTCTGATGCTTGCCAATGACAAGAGTCTTAAGGCTGGATTAGCCAAATGTCTTGAGACACTCGGTATGGTATTTATTGGAAATCCCCACGATGGAAAAGATGACTCGGTGAATACTTTCTATGCGTTCATCAAAATGGCACATATGCTCAGGGGAGCTTTGAATCCACCCGTGGTGATTCAAATCGAAATGCCTAAAGGGCCGCTAGAATATAAGATTTCAAGACCTGTCGAGGGCGAACAGTGGAACGATCCCAGCAAAGTCAAAGTTTAAGGTATAAACACCCTTTGAAGGCGCGTTATGACTTTCTCTCAAGACCTTGGCTCTGGGTATGAACACGATATCTTCCCCGGTTGATCTGTCAGTCACTCGAATCGAAATGTAGGGCGATGCCGCGAAATCGATCCAAAGAGGCCTTAAATTGGCTGCCTGAAGTCCTCCGGAATATTTTACTCTAATCCCGCCGATAGATCCCCTGACGCTAATATGGCCTGGCGCAATTTCTTGCGCATAGGATGAATCAATCCCGTAAATTTCACTCTCGCCGTAATCTACGCTCATAGAGAAATTTCTGATGACGTTGTAGGGCTTATTGTTCAAATAAATTTTTATCAAAGCACCCGTAAGGATAATTGACTGTGCCATTATTCGCCCCAAATCACAGGGTTCTCCGAATCAGGAGTACCCCATTTACCCAAACCAATATCTGATGGGTAAAGAATAGTGAACACGATATTGATGCCTGTTGCTGCCACACTTTGAATTAAATTCTGCGCATAGAGTCTGCCGCTAACAACGTCAGTAAGATAAAAAGGATAACTTAAACCATCCTGAGAGATAACAACCGGAGCCTTCGAGGCAACATATGCAACGTCCGTTCCCGGAGGATGGACATTTTGAATTGTATAGGCCGGACTGATTAAAAGAGTCGTATTAGAGGGCCTTGCGATATAGGGAATCGGACCTTCTTGATGACTAGTTCCATATCCCAAAATAATGTAGCCGATGCCATCTGGGAACTGAGAAGAGTCTTTTACCTGTATGATTCTAGGATCTGTCCCATCTAATTCTTGATTAAGAGTTGTCCCTATGGCGCTAATTACAAATGGCTGAGTCAAATCATATGTGTAGGGTCCCGGCTGATTAGGTTCAAGAGAAGTGTTATCTCCTATTGGGCCGCTGGCGATAATATTTCTGATTCCTGAATAGAAAATAACCAAAGTATTGGCCAAAGACTGATTCAAAATCAATACGGTGTCAATGTTCTCATCATTATTATCGGAGTTAGATCCATCATTCACGATAGCCAAAATGCCAGGAATGAGATTTATCGCAGCTACCATATTGGATACGGTAGTTGGAATATCGATCCCAATCTGAAAATCAGATCCGGCTTTTACGCTGGCCGTGGTCGTGATTTCAAATACTTCTCCAGTCAAGGGTTGTTGAAGTAATTTGAACGTGCCTTGAGGAGGGAAATGTATGTGGGCCGAACCAATCCTACTTCGTCTTACGACTTTAGTAGAAGCTGGTAAAAAGATCTGGAGCAGACGAGATTGAACCTGATATATGGCAGCATAAGAATTTCTATTATTCAAAGTCTCTTTTGTAGGATTATAAAATAAAATTGCATTCGTAGATCCCTGCGTAACTACTCCAGAAAGACCCAAAGGATTGAGGACCTCGAAATAAGAAGATCCGGCAGATCCACCGATAGAATTGGTTATGGGATAACTACCTTCATTTGGAGATCCGGTAAATCCACCTCCGTAAATATTGACATAGTTTCCAGTTTGGACTTGTCCTAAATTAGGACTCGCGCCTCCAGTCCAAGTGAAGCGTACAATGCCGCCGGGTTGTAATGATAGAGTCCACTGAGTAGATCCGTTACCGCCAGCTGGAACAACCGAGGGGAATACGAGAACATTTTGTGCGCTACCGCCTTCAATTGTTACTGAAGAGGCAGGCCCAATAGTGTTACTGATAATTTCAACATAAGGTCCATTTCCATCATCTTTCGCGATGGCCGTACCATTAAATCCAAGATTCTTGAGATCTGTTACGATGGCATCCGCTACTTCTTGAGCAGTGGCCGCCGCAATACTTTGGAATTGTGCGGTATGAAATGTGACCGTGACTGGTGCAGTACCATCGAAATTGATGGTCAGGGTATCCCCATCTTGCAAATTATAGGGTTGGATCATACTGGAAGAACTACTGGCGCGAACGAATTCATCTCCAAAAATTGCATCCAGGAGATTATTCATGAGATCTCTGACTTGTTTTCTGTTTTTTACTTGAATACCAATTTGTCTAAAAACGTCATCAGACAAACCAACATTAGAGGGTCTGACAATGCCATATTGAGCGAGTCTTGCATCCAAGTATTGAGCAGAGGCCGTAGCTATATAAAGTTGATCATTCACGGCCCTAATATTATTGACAAGATAGGCCGCATTGCCAGAGGCAAGCGCAGTGAGCACAGCATCGACCTTTGGTCCCTTAATGAAAGGATTTAGGTATGCCCTAAGCCGTGCGTATTGTTGGGCTACTGTAGTTACTGGCATTGTTATGACCCGATCTGCGATACAGAGATGTCTGTAGTAGGATCTAAAATTCTGGCTTTCTCACTCGGAGCCACAAAGATCAAGTCGTGAGTAGAATCATATTGAGGACTACTGATTGCCATAGCGCGAACACCGGGAATTGCATTAACAGCTGAGATGATAGAACTAATCGCGATAGGTTGGCCAACAGGATTGGAGTTGATCAAAGAACTTACGCTACTTCTAACCTGAGTAATAATTTGAGAGAATGCCACTCCAGTATTGAGACGAACAACAAGAGAGATCTGAACTCTTAAGGTCAAAGACTCTTGAACGAAAATCTCAGCGCCGGCAGCACCGACTCCAGGATATGTGATAGGATCTCTCGGATCTCCATAGATAATTCTATTGGCTTCTGCGATCAAACCAGTGTTGTATCTGTAACTGTCTAATCCCAATCTGATACTGGTGCTGAATTCTTCTTTACCTAAAGAAACCATCTGAACACCGGCAGCTTCGTCTATTTTCTCGTATTGAGCATTGGTATCGAATACGATATCATTTCTCGTTGGGGCTCCAGGTTGAGAAGCGACTAAAAACACATGTTTATAACCTGTGTAAGGAACACCTTCAGTTACAAAAACTGCGCTCTCATTGCCATTCAAGCTGACATTAGTGGCTGGGGCCAGAATAGCATTCACGATAATAGTATTTTGGTCGATGACTTGATCAATAGGCCAGCTGCCCTGATTCGTCGCGCCCAAAACACCAGACGTAATGGTGAAAAGATCATTTGGAACAGTTGCTTCATATTCAAAGAACTGTAATTGGGGTCTGTTGACAGTCAAAAAGCTAGTTGTCACCAATACCGCTGATTGAACAACCATCGATGGATTAATTACTTCTATGAAAGCTCTTCTTCCTGCTTGCGTTATGACAATTGCGAAAGGAGAGGGCACGTTGAAATTAGTTGCGTGCGTTGTTTCGATAGAATCCGTAGTAGAAATATTTACTAAGTTTCCAGTAGATGTGGCCGTGAAATCTCCGGCAAAACCATTTACTGCCGCCGCTAATGCCATGGCTACTTGAGTCGAGTTATTTCCGATAACAATGGGAACCATTATTCCAGATGTGTATCCGACAGGAGCGGGATCTGTGTTGGCGCCAGTATTAAACCAAACATAGTCTTTGTGGACACTTCCGGCACTATATAAATTAAAATATGTGCCAGCGCCGACCAAAGAAAATGCTGAACCCGGAGGAACTAGAATTTGAGTCAACTCTGGAAGTTTTCCGCCAAAACTACTGATTGCAAAAGTTCCTTGGTTTGCTACGGCAAAGTCTAGACCAAAATTAAGAAGATCTCCAACTTGAACATTTGTGAATGAGGGTTCTGTACCTATTCCATTCCAACTTAAATGCTCAATTCCATTTACGGAAGTGACGCTGAATGAAGTCGTATTGTCGAACGTGATACTAATGGGAACGGCAGATAAACTTACTTCTTCTTCAATGACATCAGGATTCTCAAACCATACACTGTTATTGTATTCTCTGATGACTCGATAACTGCCCTGATTCAGAATATTGAATGGGGCTCCAACGATCATCGTATCACCTTCTTGAACTCCAACTAAAGAGGTGAAGTCACCAGCTACGAATGCGTCTCCGGCTAGGGCACTGGTGATAACGGTATTGGTGTCATTTATATGTTCTGATCCAGAGAATGTTCCGGGAGGAAATCCAGTGATAGATGTTCCGGGACTGATACCTAAATTTCCAGTAAGAACTGTAAACCCAGTACTGGTCACCGCCGATGCACCCAATATGGCGAATGATCCGGCAGAAAGCAGTAAAGGTGAATTCTGAGCAATTACGTTTGTAGCGGCACTCAATGTTACGGCGCCGACAAGAGCGATTAAACTACCATTAACTGTTCCACCAAGGCTATCTGTGATAGAGGCCTGTGCGATAACATTACCTTGGAAAGTTCCAGCATTGCCAGAATTGAGGGTAGCAGAACTGCCAACGATCCAGTAAACATTCTTCGCGAGTGCTCCGCCAGTTAAGGTGATAGTGGGAATTCCACCAGCGCCAGTCACTAAGGTAGAAGCAGCTTTGAAAACGAATACATCTGTCGCTGAACCGCTCAAAGTAAGAGTTGCGGGTCCAGAAGTAGCCAAATTAAAGGTTCCAGAAGATTCTGAATAGTTACCCGCTGTCAGGACTTGTCCATCAAGGTCAGATGCGATTGGTGTGTAAGTGAGAGCGGCCAAAGAGGTGTAGGCCGACAGTGCATCAGCTTGAGCCGTAACAGCGCCGACGCCCGGAACAGGAGTTCCTCCACTAACTGTAACTACGGGAGAACCAGTATAGGATAATGCAATGTCAGCAGAAACGGTTGTTGCCGTTACTGTTACGACACTTCCAACGGCTGTTGCTGTCACTCCGGCAAGAGCGCCGATAACGGTAGCTAAATTTGCTGCCGTAATTTGTTGTGTGCCGCCAATAGGGAAATCTGTACCGGCTACTAGAATTGTGGCGCCAACAGTGAAAGCATCTCCTGCGGTAGAGTTTCCAGTGAAAGTAAACGTACCATTAGAAAATTCGTTCTCAGCCAAAGGATTGAGTACTTCGACTACTGTTCCATCAGCAGAAACTCCGGTGACTAAGAAAGTTCCATTGTTACCTGCTTGAGGAAGTCCCGAGACCGTGAAGAGATCTCCAATAGAAAGTGCAGTAAAATTGGCACTTCCACCCTCTATAATGTATTGAGAATCATTTGAATTTGGCAAAGCATATACGTTGATGTTTCCGCCGCCGGCATCATTGAAATTTAAAGAAGTAGAAAATAGTGGATTAGGACCTACACCTGTCCAACTAAGGCAGACTAAGGCTCCTTGTTTTTCAATCCTAAATGTATCGCCGACTGTTCGGATGAAATTTCTGGGTTTGCCAAAATATCTCTGGGTCAGGGTTCTTCCAGATAATGTGATAAGGCTTCTACCCGTTACAGGATTGTTACTTTGAATTGTAACTCCAGTATTGGAAGAAAATCCGTCATCTTTTGCTTGAGCGATTGAGGCCTGGAGTCTAAACCACTGATCACTGTGCATCCCGGCAGAAGCGATCCTATTGGCCGAAACGATCATGTAGGTATTATCAAGTCTAATAGCAGAATCTAAAACTGGAACTTGATATCCGTTTCCGTATCCGCCGATGATTTGAATAGCTCCGAGACTTCCTAAAACCATGGTTGTAAGTTCTAAGCGAGATCCTCTTTCAACAACTAAAACATCTCCTTCAGTTGTAAAACCAGTAACGGCCAAAACAGAGATGAGTCGTCTCACTTGATCTTGGGTAGTGGGAATAATTCTTAATTCTTCGCCAGTACTTGAGGGGCCATAGGCCATTGCATTAAATGTATACCAAGCACTCGATGGGCCATCAAAAGAATAGGCTAACGGAACCTTGAATGTAAATTCTGGGCTTCCGATAAGATCACTTGATTGAATCCAATTGATACCGTCAGCCAGTTGAATATATGGAGCAGTAAAATTGCTATCTTCATAGGTGCTAAATGTCAGTACTCCGGCGCCAGTTACTCCGCCATCATTTACTAAAGTAGCCGTGATATCCAAGAGATTCGCATTGACATAGGCGACCATCTGAGCAGCCGTTGTCGGAGAAGCTTGGTAAAAGGTAATTGCGCCGATGACATTGGTAGCCACATTACTCTGAACAACAGCTGTTCCAGTAAGTTGTTGAATAGAAAAACTAGTCGCAGTAGGAGTAAAACCGGCTTGGGTAGATACCCTATAAATACCAGTATTGGCCGTAACGAATTCCGTTTGATTTGTGATGTTGACATATTCGCCGCCGAGCAATGTCAATGCGGGTGCCGTTCCAACACCGCTCCAGGTGTAAGTTACTTGATCTACGCCGGCAACGGGAGTATTGGGAGTGATAGTAACATTCCACTCTGTAGTGGGATCAATAGAAGTAGGAGCCACTGCACCGCTTTGCAGGTTTAAATTAATATCGACAAATCGTCCTACGGTAATATTACTTCCGATTGCAGAATTAGGAGCAGAGGGATAGGAATATCGTATTTGGATTTTTTCTCCACTGCGGCCCCAACGAGTGGCTCGGTATAAAATACCAGTCTGGGCAGCAGTTTGTTTTAATACCTTTTTGGCCTGCATTAAAACTTTGAAATTTGAGAAATCAAAATCCAAAAATGCAACATCAAACAGTGCAGTTGCGCCAGAATCGACATCATATGCATTGAAATTAGAAGGATTATTTGCTTGCGTGTTATTGGCAATTGCCCTTCGATAGATCGGAATTGTGAAACTTTCAGTCTCAGGATTATTGTCCAAAATGACAACTATCGTATCGGCACTACCAAAATCTAAGGGATTGGCGATATAAAATCGGTCAGCTATTCTTACTCGATGCATTAAATATTCGCTTTGGAGACCAACTACTGATCCGGCAATAGATGTAACCTGATCATACTCTCCATATGGCTGCTCATCTTTTATGGCGCCATAAGGATGCAGCATGGAGAGAAGTTCATTGGGATCTCTTCCTGCAAATGAAATAGTTGTCGTGACAGAATTTATAAATGTGTCAGGAGGATTTGCGAATGAGCCGGCAGCAAAAGTGCTGTGAATAAACAAAGGAAGTTGGGCATCCTTAGTTTGACTGTCTAAATAGGCGATTAAAGATTCTTGACTTGTGCTGAATTTATACAAAGGAAGTAACAGCAGTTTTCCTTGAGTATCTGCCGTAACAACTAAAAGAGAACCGTTAGTATCTTTTGTATTGGTTCTAACGACGATAAATTCTTCTTGTTGGACGCTGAATGTAACTTCATTTGTCTGAGATTGTAATTCCAGAACAATCTGATCTAAAGAAAGAGTTCCAGCTGAAACTCTGAATCTTTGAGGAGCCAAAGTACTTCTGAGAGTTACAAATCCATCCACAAATACAACACTTTGAGGAACTGCTGCTGCATATTCTGCTGCCGTTACCACTATATCTAAACTGTTTGCAGTATTGGCATGAACACGGGCTTCAGTTCTATTGGCCACATTTAATTCATTGGACCATATAACAACGTAATCTCCGGGAAGAACATTCACGAAGGCATTTGCGTTAGAAGACGTATAGCGAATTGTATTAGTGGCCGGCGTAGAAACCACGAGAACTGTATTGCCGGCAACTCCATTTGGAATAATTGTTCCAGGGTTGTCGATTAACAACCAAACATGTGCATCGGTTGTAAACAGGATGGAACTGCCAGAAATAGACGCACTTTGAATTCTAGCTTCTGTTTGGTTACTACCGGCACTGAGTTTATCTCCGGCAACTAATGGAACTATAAGTTCAAATTGTGCTGTATTTCTAGAAAGAATAAAGTCAGAAGCGGCTCCCTGAGATGTAAGTCCAATGATCGTACTGAACATTCCCTTGGTGACCAAAGTAGAAGTCGGATCGATGACGATAGATGCTCTATTATTTGCACCTAAGTTACTGGTGATCGTTAATTGCTGACCAATGATAGCCGTAGTTACGCCAGTCAATTTCTTTAAAAATACTTGTACCCAAGAAGCAAGTGAGTTCGTCGCATTGACTGTGCTGTAAAGTCCAGTCGCAACAAAGTCGGCATCGTTTACTGTGTAGGTGATAGGGGCAGTTCCGTCAACAGCTAAAATTAAAGTGTCGCCGTTTGCGATTGCAGGAGACCATAAAGCCTGTGACTGTGTGAAAACAGTAGCCTCGGCGCCATCTTTACTGAGAGGAATTTGATTTTTATATAATCGAAGAGTTTGAACTTTGTTTGAAGAAAATCCAATTTGAATAGCAGCATCTCGTCCAGACGTAGTGGGTTTCACCACTTGAATGGAGTCATTACCTTCATAGTTGGCGCGAATTACGACAAACTCGCCATTTCCAGCTGTAGTGGCTTCAAATCCAAGAAGTGTGTCGGCATTGATACTGGCCGTTACTTCAAAGGCAGTTGCTCCTCCGGGACTGATGAAATCTGAATTTGCAAAAATATGCTGGTATGTAACTTCACCGACAGTGACAGCTAAAGTGTCTCCGCCGATCAAATCAAATGGAGCAGAAAGTGTAGATTGTAAGAACGCTTTAGCTACTGGAGCTTGTCGTCCGCCTGTCGCCAATTGAAAGAATTGTTCTCCGCCGAGTGCGCTATCTACGATGGATTCTAAACCAACACCTGTAGATTTTGCTTCATAGCCGGTTCCGCTATCGATATATAAAATAGCTCCGCTGGCATTAAGAATCAAATTATCGCTGACGACAGTTGCCTGTTCATCAGAAGGACTTGCTCCAATTACGGCTGATTCAACAGCGGTCGCCGTTCCCAGGCCGGTGGAAGCGAGTGCATTTTTGATTCTGATACGCAATGCGTCATCAGTTTCGCTATCTTTTCCAGTTACGAAGGGAAGAGCATTGGCAACGGTAGCTCCGGTGAACGGAGGGCTTGCGAAACTTTGAATGGCTCCAGCAGGAACATTGCCGGCAGATCCCGGAGTAAGGGCAGTGACTTGAACACCCGTAACCGTAGTTTCACCGTCCAAAATGACAGCTGGTGCGATAACGCTGTACTGAATGGCCGCATTAGAGCCGAGGGCCGGCGCTACGACGATTGAATTGACTGGGATAGCCCTATTGCCGCCTTGGGCCAAAATAACGGATTCGCCCGTGTTATGAAACTTCGTAGTAGGCGAAGACAGGGTAATGGCGAAATATCCGCCAACGGGAACGATTAATGTGTAAGGAAGAGGACCCTCGACGTTTGGAGTTCCCCGGCCAAGATAGACTGAACCTGTTGGCGTAAATAAGGAAGCATCACTGACGTTAATCGTGACAGAGCCAACATTAGGGGGATTAGCACCGGCATAGATCTTCGTGGCTATTTTATTGAAACTGGTATCGACTACGTTTACGGGGCCGCTGGCCGGCGCCGAAACTATTGGGGTAACATTGTTCTCAAGTGCAAGATTTTTTAAGGCATCGCCCGTGGCTCTATCTATCGAGAAGTCCCGGAGAATTTGGAAAATATCACCAGAAGCGCGAGCCGTGGTGAGGGCTACGGTTTCAAAGAAACCAGTGACGGCAGAACCCACGTTAAAGTCGGTGATACCGACCTTCGCAGCATAGGTAGAAAGCATATCAGAGTTAAGTTGGTCATAACTCTGGGGATTTGGTATTCCTGCGATTGGGGCTGGTCCATTAGGCATTGTTTTTAAACTCCATTATCCTGTTTAAGATTCAGGGTTAAGTCTTACTTAGCTTATATCAGACAGGGACCACAAAATTGATCGGAAAAACGCCCTGGATACCCGATAAAGCGACGGCCATGTTTAAAGACAGTTCGGGGCCACGGAGGTTTATCTCCAACGTATTGATTCCCGCGAACCGGGGATCTTGCTGGATCAACTTGTTCATCGACTCAAAAGTGTCTTTCGGGTCAAAATCAGAGGTCATGACCCCGGCCTTAATACCTAAACCAAATTCAGGGTGCAATAGAATCTTGCCGGCTTGGGTGCCGATTTTGATCTTTAGCGCCTGAATGATATTTGTCATTCCATAAGCAAATCGGAAATCGCCAAAGTTATTTACGGCAAGATCTCCAGAATCAGTCAAAAGTAAATCAACCTTACTGAGCCCGGTCAGAGGATCAGACAGAGTTGCTTGAGGGACGACGATATTCGGATCGTTTGGAACTGGCAAAGTACTTGGAACAAAAATCTTTTGCTGACTATTTACTGTTCCGGGCAAATAAGCTTGCAGATATGCTTGATCGGCAATTACAAAATTATCTAAATTTGCTATGCCATCCAATGTAATCAGAAAACTTGTGCTCGATAAAGTATCGATCCCAAGAATTACTCTAGGAGAAGGCTGCTGTGTAGCACTTTGAACGATGACTCTTTGGCCCACATAGAGATCCTGAATTGATCCAATAGCGATCTCTCGTCCGCTTGCATTTGAAAGCAAGGGAACTTGAAATCCATTTTCATCAATGTAGGGTTCTCTCAAATTATTCAATGTGACAATCTCAAGCCATCTCTGTGGATCTTGTAAGTATCTGGCAGAAATCTGCTCCACGCTCAATCCAAAAGGAACGGGGACTAATATTTTTGCAGTGTCGTCATTAAATGTCATACCTGACAAATCTGCGAGTCCGGCAACGTAATCCATGTTTGATTGAATCCTATTGTCATCAATCTCCGTGGTAGCTGTCAAAAGATCGTATGCCTGAATAGCCTCGTACATTGCAGCCAAAATATCATACTCGTCCAAGGTCATCGGTTGAATTCTTGGAGTTGGAGGTGGAAGTCCATACACTTTATTATAGTATGCATCTCCAGCGCCGAAACTGTTGGAAAGTTGAAGAGCCAATCCTAAAATCGTTTGGCGATACTGTCTCAGTTGACTAACCGTAGTTTGTTGCGCTTCCTCGATAACTAGGGCGACCGCATTTTGTTGAGCAGCAGAAAGAGTTAAACTGTTGACAGGAACGCTGTCCAATAAATCAAAGTTTGCATTTGAATTTGAATAGATGTTGTTTGCCGGGTTAATTGTCGAAGCTGCCGCTGCACTCATTCCAATTTGTCCACCGCGAACAGCATCAAGACTTAAACCTTCGACCGCCGCCGTACTGGCGACCACTGCGGCCAACGCAGTTCTGATATTGGGATCGCTGGATGCATTAGAAATGGAATTTGACAAAACATTCATCGAAGCATTGATAGAACTTGCATAGTCGTTAATGATTTGAGAAGGAAGGTCGGCGACACTTGTAGCCACACCAGCCAGATCTTTAACGAACAAAGCTGTTTGTCTCAGGGCATTAAGAGGAGCCTCGATATCACTTCTCACAGAAGAGATCAAAGTCAAAGATGCGCTCGCAGTACTTCGGGCAGCACTGATGACTCCGAGAATTCTTTGAAGAATTCCGGGACTGATCGTCTGAATACTGGGCTGAATCGGACTGATGATTTCTTTTAAATCGATTCGTCTCCATGCTTTAAATTGCAAATTAAACATGAATTCCAATGGTTTAGCTGCCGATTGGGACCAAGTGTAGGACATGGGAGTGACGATAAGAGATTGATTTTGTTTAGGAATATCAAAAACTAATCTCCATCCTGCATTCGCTGGATTTTTCTTAGCTTGGGCGTATTGTTCCAAAAATTGTTGCAGCGCGAGAGCCTGATAATAACCCGTGCTCGTCACTCCGGCGTCAGACACTTCTGGCCTTTTGGTGACTGGTTTTGACGCAGGATGATTCGAGGTAGCAATGTTAATGACATGGGCGACCTGCGTAAGGGCGCTTCCGGCAGCCTCAATGGTGCCGCCAAAGACTGATTGGATAAGCGAAGGGCTAGATGGAGGCTTCGTAACATCCGTTCTATAGGGCCATACGCCCATCGTACCGGATACATTGATCATTTTAAATTTTACGCCGTTATGCTCCTCTAAAACACCTCTAAGGGTAGCGGTTGTCGCAATCGCATATTGGTCAGTGATGCTCAGTTGTTGTGGAGTTATCGGTAGGGTAAAAATCCATTGATGGCCGAGAGGAGTGAACTTGATGCTCGCATCGCCTTCAGTGATGGTCGTCTTGACTTGTGCTGTACCGTTGACGGGTCTATTTCCGTGATAACTATCGATAACTATTAATCTATATGGAAAAAGCTGATCCCATCTATCGGTCAAAATAGCGATAGAATTGAACCATCTGTCTTTGTGGCTCTGCCAAGGAAGAGGGCTCGCGAACCCGGAGACTTTAGAATTAACCTTGGAGTTAAGCTGACCTAAAAGATCGCTTTTCAGGCCATCTACGGTAGCATTGAGTTGATCGCCAAGATTTGAAGACGGGATATCTGCCATGTATTCTCCTACCCGTTAAAGATTGTCGGGTGACAACTGGCCCCGTTACTGATATATCGGAGGTATGAGATTGATGAAGATAATCATTTTATTAGCTATTATGTTGGCCGCCTGCGCCAATATGGAGATAAAACCAAAATTAACCCCTGAATTCAAGGGGATAGATCCTAAAATCAAATCGTACTACGACGAATACGTTCAATTGGCCAAAATTCAAAATATCGTATTCCTCATGAACGTCACAATCGGCGTAAAAGACATCAAATCGGACAAAATAATCGGGGTCTGCCACTATGGCTTGGGCTTCAGAGAAATCGACATTGACCGAAAATTCTGGGAACGGGCCGGCGAACTCCAAAGAGAAGCCTTGGTGTTTCATGAATTGACTCACTGCATTTGTAGCCGGCATGAACACGATTACGCGGATGGTAAAATTTACCCGGAAGCTGACCTAAATAAATTTCTCGTTTATGCGACAAAAATGTGTGTGGAGCCCGGATCACAAAAAGGATATTATGACGATGGGTGTCCTTTAAGTTTGATGCACCCTACCGTACTAGATAGCACTTGTATGTCTCTCCACTACCCGGAATATATAAAAGAAATGTTTGATCGATGCCTGCCATGGTGATATAACAATGTTACAGGAGAATGTAATGACATCTGAACAAACTCAAGCCATCGACATCGTTTACCGTAGATTTATAGACAGCGAGAATGAAAGACCCTTGTGGAATCCAATCGACGAGGCCATGGAAAAACTCCAATGGATCGACGCCGATCAATTGGTTAGAGAATCAAAAATAGCCTCTGAAGAATTAAGACAGGGAAAAGTTAAATGCAATCTATGTCTGTCTGGACACAAAAATTCTGTTTGCTTCGCACCCAGGATCATGGAAGCTGTCAGAGTTATACTGACCCTTTGTGACCAAAATGGGTTGATACCGAACAGCCATTCGTACATACTTCAATACTATCTAGCTCTTAAACATGTCAAGGTGCTTTTTTCAGAAGCGGAACGACGCCAAAACACTTAAGTTAAATCGACGTACAATCTCGCATTATTGGAAGTGGAGTATTTCGCCGGAACCACATCATTGAGGGTCACCGCGTTTCCATTTATGGATTTTACCGCCCTGGTAAGTTCTGGCTGCCCTTCGGCGTAAATGTAGACAAATTCCTTTGGAGTAAGAAAACTTGCATCGACCAAATGAATGATGGGCGTATTGTTACCGGATGCGCTGAAAAGACTTGTGTCAATTAAGGTCTCATAAGTGTTGGTCGTGGAATTTATATTTGCGATAATTTGTGTCTGAGCACTCGATCCACCTTGTAAACTCTGAATCTGTGTCAAAGTTCCGTTCAAAGCATTCAATCTGAGTGTTAACAGATTATATCTCTTCAGATATAATCCACTTCCGGTGACCGCACCAGTCGTCAAGTTCTGTGAGATAGTTCCTAAAATTGCATTCAATTGTGAAATTCTAGTCGTTATAAAAGACAGTCTTGCAGTAAAAGCTGCTTGAAGAGTGGCCAATTGAGTGGAATGAAGCTTGGATGGTCCAACTCCGGTCGCTTCAAAGTCTGGTAAGGCAAGCCAAGTATTAATGGCCGGGATTATTACTGAGTTTATATTGTACACTGCGGCAGCATTATTCGCTTGATTTGGCGCCGTAAGATCTGTTGTCACGATAACTGAAACTTCACTCATAAGAAATGTTTTCAAAGCATTCACGGCATTGACAATATTGGTTTTCAACACCGACACTGCCGGAGTCCAAACGCCAGAGTTCAATTCGCAAGTAGGCTGATCTGTGTAAAGAGGAAGGCTACAAACACCAGTCATAGTACCTTGGGTCAAATCCGTATCTGTATATGGAGAAGATGTCGCCACAGCAATGGCGGCATTGACAGCAGTTATAAAATCTCCCTCTTTAGGAACAGTAGTGTATGTTTCAACTGCGGTCTTACCAATTCCATAACCAAGAGCGAACGGGTTCAACTGAGCCCACACATTGCCGAATGGAACTAGATCTGGAATTACCGTAGTTTGTTGATTTGGAAAAAAGATATTTCCGAGTGTGTGACTAGCAGCATTGACGATATCTGACTCAAGGATCTGAGTGCGTCCGTTACCATCTAGATCTTGAAGTTCTGCTTGATATCCATTGATGAGTAAGTTAACCGGATCAAATAAATTCTTATTGGCCTGGTCAAGACTTTGAAGACCTACGATCTTTGCATTGATCGAATTTTGGGCATTCTGAATCCCCAGGATTGTGGCCAACGCCTGAACAATCGCCAAAGAAAATGCTATACGGTCTGCCTGTGTTAGTGCCATTTAATGAAATCTCAACGGAAAAATGTTAAATCTAAGCAGGGTATCATAAGCCTGCTTTCTCTGTTTTTTGTTGCCTTTTTTGATTATATCTCTAAAACCCTTCATAAGTCCATCACTTAAGTCTTTTGCTGATCGCTGATCAAAAAAGTATTCGCCTTGCAATGTGAAGACGGTATTATCCACCTGTATGAAGAACGCTTCTTTCTCCATAGCGACTAGGTGTTCAAATGTATACTTAACCTTCTCATCCGGCATTAGGTTCCTCTAGTGGCCAGCAGTAAAGCTCCCATCATAGACAAATCAAAAATCGTATGGCAAATCATGATCGTTCCAACACCGTACTGCTCACATAAAGACATTACGGTAGGAATGTAGAACGCCATCAAAAGCGCAGCCCACGGAGCTTGATACAAGTGGCCGGCGCCAAAATCTAAGCACATCAAAAACATCATGGCGAAGTAAATCAGCTTCATGTGCTTTTTACCCGCGATAAGCCTTCTAAAGATCATCAAAGGAAGAATGAATGTAGCGTCTTCCCAGTAAACAAATAGGCCGGCTTGCCATGGAATCGCCCTAACCGCATTGATATCAATAGGAATTATGGTCATTCGATGAAATAACTTATAGGAAATCAGTCGTAAAATGACGGCGCCCAGGACAAATCCGCAGAACACTTTTATCGCCCTAGCCTGGACTTGAAGAAGGGGTCTGAATCGCGTATTAAACGTGACAAGAAGGATTGTAAGGCCTATCGCCCATGCTGGCCACATGCTCATCGCTATCTGTTTAAAACTCATAAATCCTTCAATCTATTGCAATATTGCAAATTGCAATTTGAAATATTAATTCGCGAAGGTCTTCAAAGTAAACCCTGATATCGCGGTACTTAAAACTGGGAGACCTAAATTTCCAATGCCAAACATCTGCGCCGTCAAGGTCAATAGCGGTTGTCCGCCGGCTCCGCCCAAGAATGTCAGGCCATCCAAAGTAATCATTGGCGCCTTAATCATTGCCATGGCTTGTGCCTGTACTTGAACTTGCTGAGCTTGAACCATCATTTGAGAAGAGGCCATGATCGTAAGGCTGCTGGAGATGTTCAGTGTAGCACTTCCCTGAGCGGTCATTGTTAAATTATTGCTTGTCGTGGTCAAATCTTTCGTCGCAGTAAGGTTTATCCCGCCAGTCGCAGTGACAGAAAAATCCTTCTTGGTAGTTTCAGAAATATTGCCATCTGCCGTCAAAGTTACATCGCCAGATTTATCGAATCTCTGGGTAATGGTCTTGTGCATAACCTGATACGAACCATCTTTTTCTACGGAGACTGATGTAGGACCCTGACTTGCGTCAATTATCTTTCCATCGTTGTCTGTGGCACCTTTGAACGTAAACATGGCACTTCCGTCGGTATTAACGACAATATGGCATCCGTTAAATTCGCCTTCTAAATGTGGATCATTGCCTGTTAAAGTTGTTTTTCGATCTGGATGAGTAACCTGACCAATGATAATGCCCTTGTCAGACATGCCATCCAAACAAAGAATCAGGACGACCGCACCATTTTGTCCACTCGTATTGGAATTTCCAGCCGGCTTCGTTTCTTGCCTTCTTAAAGTTCTTTCAAAATAGTCTGCGATGGAACCAAAGCTTTCAGAAGAAAGGCAGTTCCTATAAACTATTGGGGTAGAACCAACATCTTCTTGCTGTTCAAAAACCAAAACGTCGTACTCATTGGAAAGTTTTGAAAAGTTGTTATCGTCGCCTACGCCATAGGTATTGAGGACGATGCCCAATCTAAGGGATACGTTTTTATAACTTTTATTGAAGCCGGCAACTGCCGCTCTTTGATTGTCGCCAAGAAGACCAAATGGAAGAACGGCTCCGTTATCAAGATAATTTTCCATTAGTCATTATCCTCATTCTTTTTATTCTTATTTTGTGCCTGAGTAAAAGGTTGAGGGAATTTAGCTCCACCAGAATGTGGCAGGTCTAAATTCTTTGGACGGCCCTTGATGTCTTGACTTTCGGAAACTCCTGGTAACACCTGATTGTATTTCCAATCCTGCTGTCTTAACTTATAAGCATCAGAATAGGTCATTTCGGAATAGGTCATACCCTTAGTGCTACCTTGGATATTGATGCCAGAACTTAAACTGATAGTCGTTCTAAATTGTTTAACACCATCTCCAGGATTGATTGCGCTTGTATGGGATACTTGCTCTATATGGTAAACCGTTCCATCGAATTCCAGATTGTCTCCAACCGTGATGGGCTCCGTAATTCCCTTACAAACCATAGTTCCGTTCATTTTTAATTGGCCGCCAGTTAAAGCATCTCCAACAATTCTTGCCCAGATAGGCCCATTTTGAACTGAGATATTGATGTCATCATCAAATTGAACTTGTGCTATGTATGGCCTTAAACCATTTCTCTCGATATCAGAGGCATCAAACATATAATTCTTAGCTGCTGTTTCGCCAGAAATTTCAACACCTTTGTCATTAAAATTCGATTTAGAATAATACTGAACGAAATTAATTCGTGCCGCTTCTTCTCGCCCTATGTCTAAATCTAAAATTACATCAGCTGTTACCTTCCAGCGAGGAAGTGTCAGAAATGTTGTAACGAAAATATTATTGGCTTTCGCCTGGGCATTAATAGCCGCACCGGGCGACAAAGGTTGAGTCATAAAATCTGAATTAGTGAAAGGAATTTGTCTAAAGACAACCGTTGGCATTATGCGATTAACATGAGGAGCTACTCTGAAACAGGTATATAGTTCATTCAATGGAGTATTTGTGTATTGATTCAAAATAGACCACAACTTAACTTGATTCCAAAATTCAGGTTTCAAGAGAGAAATGCCGCCACATAACTGGGCCGTGTAATAAAATCCTGGAAATTCCATTTGAGGTTTTAAATTAGAAGGATTCATTCCTGTGCTCAAATTAGTTGTCGCCGATCCGGAGGCATAGTGCTGAATTCCAAACAAGTAGAGATAAATATCTTTTGCAGCTTGGGTAGTTTTGTATTTGTGCTGATTGTCATTTTGATTACCCGGATTTCCATCTACGACCCCGAGAAGTCTTCCTACCAATGTCGGAACTAGAAAATGTGCATTTGGAGTAACTGTCATACCGGAGACCTTAGCGGCCTTAGTGCTTACTCCTGAACCAATGAAAGCTTGAATGAGATATGCGATTGTATCTTGAATAGGAGGTTTGCCAGCCGCAGTGACTCTAGCTCTCCAAAAAACTCCTACGTCGGCAATAAACAAGGCCTGATTCTCTAGATCCTTTTGGTTTACCAAATTCGGATTAAAGTAAACCGTGTTATTGAATTCAGTAAAAGCGAATCCTGTAATATTGAATGTGACTGTCTTTTCACCACTTTTTGCGTCAGTAGATAGGGACCGGCGAACACTTTGAACTTTATAGAAACCCTTAAAACCATCATTGACGCCATTGATAGGTTTATTGGCCCGAGCTTGATCGGCTACTCTTCTGGAGTCACGCTGCCAATTAAGCATGTTCACAAATACGAAATCGCCGGGAGCAATTTCGGTTTCATAGTTGACATCTGTCAGTTTCAGAGTTGCATTCATGGAAGGCGTTAGCGTGCCTTTATTCATGTTTGTAGAGACACTAACACAGTCATTCTCAATGACCATTGGAGGCCTAACCTGATCTGGATTATCGGTCGGGGTTCTTAAAGTATCTCGATATTGCCATCTTACAAAAGTAAGAACCCATGTTGGGCTAGACTGATTGACATGGTGATTTTCACCTTGACCAGATCCTCTAGCAGCAATAACTTTTGTGAAAGCTTTTATATTGTTAGACATTACTGATTATCCCATCCGGCTTTAAGTATCTGTTTCATTATGCCGGGTTTACTCGCTTGAGATTGGATATCGGGTTTAGCTTTAGCGCCAGTTTGAGGAGCAGGAGCGCCACTCTTCTTAAGGAAGTCCACCATGTTCGCGGTGAAAATAGCCAAAGCTTCGGCAGCTGGAGTAATAACCGTCACATAATCTCTAAAATTTTGAAGAAACTTTTGATTAAGGGCTCCAAGGGCTCTTTCATTTGCATCTTCTGGTCTACCAGTTGCGCCGGCAGCAGCTTTTGCTTTATCTACCGCTATTTGTTCAGCTGGAGTTAGATCGCGTTTTGAGTCGGCTATTGAATTAGAAGGTTCTCCTCCTGACCGTGGCGTAACTTTAGCAAATCCCTTTAGGGTTCCTCTAATAGACGCACTGGCCGCCTGATTTCCGGCAAACGCAGCAGTTTTCGGATCTTTTCTTACTACGGCGCCCATTCCTTTAAGAACACCTGCTGGCATTGAATCCCAATCATCATCGGACAAACTATCTTGATCTTTTCCATTCTTAGTAAGCCAATTATTGGCAGCGTCTATGTCACTTTGGGTCACTGTACCTACGGCCATATCGGCTTTTCTTTTAGCGCCTTTTATTTCTGAAACCACATTTTTTGTAGTAGCATTCTTATCGCCTTTTCTTCGTAATTCGGCAGCTTGCTCTTGAAGAAAAACGCTATTTTCGCTGACTTGATCTTCTGGCATTTCCATTATGCCGCCCATGCCAGTTGGGTCCAATTTGCCTAACATCTTATTGCTTGCAAGTTCAGCGTAGTTGATTGCTCCACCTCTTCCACTAGTTTGAGAAGATCGACCTTGATATGCATCATAAGCCGTTTGTGCGCCCTGCAATCCTCCGGGAGTAATATTGTCGCCGACAAAACGTCCAAGCCCTTGGGTCAAACTGTCAGTATCGGTTAAACTTTTTGTTCCGCTATTCGCAATAATAGTGCTGGCCATCTCGGCAAATTTTCTAAATTCGTCAGTAAACTCTGATTTACTAAAACCTCGGGCGACGGCCTCTTCGAGCATTCTCTCTGTCAATTGCTGAGCCATACCGGAATTGCCGGTTTGACCGCTGATTTTACCAAGAATAGAACCAATGTTGGTCAGATTCATTCCACCTTGAAGTTGTAATCCGCCAGTTGTGTCTCGTCCCATTCTAGTAGAACCGCCAGCGCCCATAATGTCCTGAGACATCTGGATACCTTGGCGTTCATTAAATCCGCTTGTATTGGCACGTTCTAAATAGCCGCCGGCACCATGATAAGTGTTATAGTCCAGGCCCAACTGACGTTGCATGCCCAGGTCTCTTTGATTGTTGCCTTGAAATCGACTTGTGGCAGCATTCAACAATGGATCTTGTGCTTTTTTAGCTTCGAGAACCTTTTGGTAATCTTCGCCATATTCTGCCTGTTTTGAAGAGTCATAAGAATCTGAAAATTTCTGATGCGCACCTTGAAATAGACCAAGTTTATTTTCAGTCAATCCCATGCCGGCAGCACTGATGTATTGAGAAAGATTTGTCGGGCGACGATAGTTGGCGTAGAATTTGTCTTTGGCCATTTTCATGGCTTCTTGTCTTTTTTGGTCGTAGGCCGTAGTACCTATCGCATCTCCCTGAGAAAGAGATTCTAACTGCTTGCCGCTCGTATTCTGGACGGCACTACCCATCGATGCTTCGGTTTGAATGGGCATACTGGCATAATGGCTCAATAGCATATTGGCAGTAGTGGCCACAGCAAGGGCGATGCCGACTGATTTTGCCAGTCCGGCCATATTGCTGCCCATCTCTGCTCCGCTTCCTTTGGCCCAAGTATTAAACTTGCTTCCTGGAGGTCTGGGGCCTCCGCCACCGCTGGATTCGTCGAAATCCAATCCATGGGCAGCCTTGTTGGCCTGGATATAGTTTCTTTCTCCCATGGCGGTATTTATGAGATTTCTTTCTTCTTGGTCCCTTTGGTTCAATCTCACGCCAACTAACTTTTGAAGTTCTCCTGCCTGCCTTCGATATTCTTCTGATTGCGCTTGACTGTTTTCACGTTTCTTAACTTCTAATTCGTATTGTTCTTTACTTAAACTGACGTTTTCTTTAAGGTTTTGGGATATTTTGTTTTCTATTCTTTCTCTTTGCGTAGCGGTACGAATCAGGGCCTCTGCCGTCTGGTTGTTTCTAATAGCTTGCTGATCAGCTTCCCGGCGCTGCTGTACACTGTTTCCAGGGTTCATAGGGTTAAAGTTGCCCATGCCAGCTTGGTTCATCCGTGCGCTATTCGCATTTTGGGATCGAATTAGATCAGGGGCTTGATAAAGATCCTTAAGCTTTCTCTGCATTTGCTCAATAGACCTATCGAACTCACTGGTATCGAATTTTCCCTTAATTTCAAACTCTTTTTTGGCCATTATCGCTTCCTCTGTGACCTTTAAGATTCCAATTATGGAGATACCCCTAGTTATATCCTAGATGCACCATATGCTGCGGGGCGGTATTTTTTGCACTTAAACTATCATGAATAGGAAATGAATAGATAATTTTTCACTAAGTACTTGATAATAGACGATAAATTAAAAAACGTGAATAGATAATGAATAGATAATGAATAGAAAGAAACGTATTGACCGCCGGGACCAAAAGAGGTATGGTTAACGAAAGGCGGGAAACTGAATGGCCAAAAAGAACAAAAGTCAGCCGTTAGTCGAAAATCCAATAATCACAGAGAAAGAGCGACTCGAATTCATTATAAAACTCAATGAAAACGCAATCTCAGATGCAGATAGCGAAATCGACACCATTCTTCGAGAGCAAGTTTATAAGCTAAGGCTGCGAATCGAGGAGCTTTAAGCCACAATCTTTAACTAATGACATCCAATCCTATTGACCAGTTTGTGGTCCTTATTCTCCTAATTGTGGGCACATGGTCCTTTATAGAGTTTCACAAGGAAATGGCCGCCTTTTACGTTGCCTGCCGAAAACACATCCGGTGCAAGACTGGATTTCACAATGCCGGCAAGTCCAAATACTACTGCGCCGACTGTAAGCTCCCCTCAAAGTCTCATCTGAAGGTCCATCATGGCGACGGCCAATACAAGAAGAAAGCTAAAGATTTTAAGTTTTAGTCGTATTTTTGAATTTCTTTTTTCTGAATTTTTTTGAGATTTCTTTCTTTGGCTTTTAGGCGTTCTTTCCCGTTACCCATCCAGCGAACCTTCGTACACATCGTACATTTGACAGATCTCTTACTCTTCTTTCTTTTGTGATGCGCCACTGAAATCCTCCGGCTCTACCCATTCAACTCGCTTGAATTCAACTTTTATGATCCCGCAATGTTTCCAACAAGTCCTTTGCCGCTTGAGATCCTCGACGGAGGCATAGACTTTCGTGTGGTCCCGAACTTCTCCGAGTTCCCAGGCGAAATCTACGGCGCACATATAGCCAAATCTAGAATCGTTCATTTTAAAATCTCAATTGCTCTCTTGGCTTCAGTCTCGGTAAGGCCTACATGCTGATTTACTTTTACGAAATGCTGATCCGGCATATCTAGGCGCTCATCGTCGAGAATGACATAATTTGTGATATCTTTGTGCTCATCTAAATAAGCCTTGATGTGATGTTCACGACCATTTTCAGTTTCCGGAGTAATACCCGTCACTCTTCCGGAAGACACGCCATTTTTCTCCAGCATGTCCTTGACATATTCTAAACCGTGTCTGCGCCATGAACTTGAGACCACAATTTTGGCTTCTGTCACGGCTTTTAAAATTTTATTGAGGTTCTCGACCGGCCCAAAAGAAAACTTGCCAGCTTCATATCTGCTGCTGTAGGGAGCCAAAACACCATCAAAATCTAAGAATATTACTTTCATATCGGGCATCCTTCGGGTTTATTGAGAATCGAGTCATAGCCGTAAAAATCTATGAGTCTCCGAATGTACTTAATAATGTCTTCATCCCATCCAAATGCTTCGCCGGCATAGAATCCTACGACGATGCAGGGGCAGAAAGTGACGGCGGAGATCATGGTCATGTTATCTGTTAGATCTTTCCGGGCGCGACTGGAGAGCCAACTTACGATGGCCTTCTTACTAGCAGAATAGGCGTCAAGATCTATGTACATGGTCTCCTAGACAATAAGATTGCCTTTAAGGGTCTATCTTATTAGATTTATTGATTTTTCTGTAAATTTCCCTGGCGGCCAAGGCCCCGAGGTAGAGGAATCCGCCAGGAACAACGACGGCGATCCAGACTGGTTTTGGCACTGATTTAAAAATTGCGATGGTTCCCCGAATAAAGCTCATGTTCTATTCTAACGTGAATCCCCATTTTTTAGCAAGTTGTTTCCGAATAGCTTTTGGGATGGTTTTTGACTCCATGAAGGATTTTCCTTCGAGATGTTCAATTTCATGCTGCACGCACACGGAATGGATGCCAGAAAACACTGAACGAAAGGTCTCGCCCTTTTCATCGTTGTACTGGACTTCGACCCATTCCCGGCGGCTCCCGGTGACTACGACCTCTCCTGGTGCGCTTAAACAGCCTTCTTGGAAGAGTGCTGTAACCATAGAACTTTGAAGAATGACCGGATTGATAATGTAAAGTTTACTCTCTAGGCCTTCCATGACAAACATC